GCAGCTGAGACATCTTGAAGCCGTAGCCTACGGGAACGATTAGATACTCGGGTTCTACCATGATGCTGTCGCCGAAGGGGTCTTTCTGAGAAAGAAGCTTGAGCATGATCGCCTGCAGGGTATCAACGGAGGGTGCTGCGCCGGTGGCGATCAGGTTGTTATGCGCGTTGTCAAACAGCGCCACGCCGTCGAACACTGCGGGGTTATCAATAAGAATCTTGTAGACCTGCTTATTGATAGTGCGCTTTGCACTCGTTGCGTACAGGCCGGGGATCTCGGTTATAAAGCCGATATCATCGTTGATAAATGCCTGACGCGACATAGAGAACTGTCTGCCGTAAGTGTCGATCTGGCGCTGAGGCAAAAGCTCGGTCTTCGGCTTGTCTGCTTTCAACTCGCCGTTTTCGCCAACGCGGAGAAATTCGCCTGCTCCGCCGGCAAGGTAGCTGTGATCCTTGGTAGGCTTGAAGTCGGAAACGCTGCCCTTAGTGGTCCAAAGCTGGAACGTGGTAGGAACGGTCTGATACAGCTGGACGATGTTTTTCCTGATAGCGTTATCAAGAATCGCAGGGAATGCCGCAGTGGGGTTAAAGAACTGGCGGCAAACGGTGTTGAAAAGATCGTCCTTGCTCATGCGCAGCAAGGAAGCGGCAGTGCCTACGCCGTCACGCGCAAGGCACTCGATAGCCATGTCGCGCAATGAGAAGCCGCGCATTTCTTCAGCGCCGCGTGCCGGATTCTGAACTTCGACCCCGGTACGCATAAGCATTGCGTCTGCCGCAGCCTGGCGGAAGTCGTCGCCCTCTGATCCCGTCATTCTGCTGCCGACGGGTGCGCCGTGCGCGATGAGATGATCGACTGCGGCCTGACGGACCGCATTTATGTCGGAGCCGTTGCTGATGTACTCGGCCGGATCCATACCGGCCTGACGGCACAGAGCAGTGATATCGCTGACGCGCTGGCGCTCGGCGATAACTGCCTGACGCGCCGCTTCGTTGATATCGGGATTTTCGGGCGTTTCGGGGGGATTGCCCTGCGCATCTTCGATCTGACGCTGCAGATTATCGAACTCTGCGCTTTCCTCCGCCGACAGCGCACGGCCGGCGGCGCGAGCGCCGTCGACGATAGCCTGCTGACGGGCGATCATTTCCTGAATGTTCATGTTAAAAACTCCTTATGTAAAAGATTTTTGTTGACAAGTATCTGCTTTTCGTAGATCGAAAGGTCTACACCCTGCTCAGGAGCATCCGCTCGGCCTACACCTACTGTAGCGTCCGCAGGAACAGAGACAATGGATACCTCCATCGGCATCCACTTTCGGGCAACGCTGCAAGGGCCGGTGAAACGCCCGTCAGCGGATTTTTTGCCGGCGGCGACCTCTTCCCAGCTGTCCACGCTGTAGCGCACAGACGTTGTTTTAAGCGTGCCGGATTTGACTTTTCCGAAGATCTTTTCCGCGTCCTCATCCGTGTCGAATTCGACCTCCGCCATGCCGCGGCTATCCTCGATCCATGCGCGATTTACCTTGCCGATTACTATGTTCGTGTTGTGGTTAAACAGCAGAACACCGACTTCGTTCAACCGTGTAAGATCTACCGCGGCAGGCGAATGGTCAAGGATCTCCTGACCAAACCAGCGCTGGTAAGGCTCCTCACTCGAAAAACTGATTATGCGACGGCGGCTGTCTTCCTGACCTCCGTCGCGCATGGACTCGATATGTCCCATGCTGCGCTGACCGTTATTCTTTTCCGTCGGCGCTTTGTTTGCCTGTGCCGGGGGCGTTCTGCTGCGCTGCAGTTCCGCTTCCATAAATAACACCTCCTAATTCGATTCCGACCGTTCTGCCGTAGTCCAGCACCTCGGCCATTTCATTGATTGCTTCTTTCCAGTCCTTGCCCTGTTCGGCGCAGATATCCTGGAACGTTTTCTGCCCGGACTGCAATGCGGTTTTTCCGGCATTGCTTTCCTTTGCGGGGTCGATCCATTTTTTCGGCGCTTTTGTCCAGGTGTGGGAAAGGTATTCGGCTTTTTTATCCCAAAAGCCGGGCATTTCGATAAGCCCGGAGAGATAACAGGAAATTACGAACGTCTCATAAACTTCAGACATGAACTCCGTAAGCATTTCAACGTCCTCGGCATATGTGCTCTCGTCCTCGATGGCATTCTGGCGCGCCGAGGAATATGTCGCGCCGGACATATCACGGCTGACGGCCTCATAGCTCAGACCCTGCCCGGCGGCGATGAGCGCCTGCTGGGTTTTCAGAAAACCGGCGGCGTCGCTGCCGGAGTTTCCGGGATTGACGGTTTCAATACCGTCTCCTGCGCCGAGCGTCGATATCATGCCCGGCGTGAGCTTCTTGCCCTCGTAGTCGGTGCCGCCGTCGGGTGTCCTTGTTCCTCCGCGACCGAAGCCTCCGGACGGGACTGCACGCTTTATGAAAACTGCAAGGCATGCGGCGATGCGCTCCTTTACCGACACTGCGGTTATGAATTCGTTCGTGTCGCGCACGCGTGTAATGGTGGGGGCCATGTCGGACATTTCGCGCAGCTGGCTCGGCCGAGTTTTGGATTTGAAGAAATACACGTCCTTTGCATCAACGTACACAGGGTCGTTGAGCTGCCAGCCCTCAATGTCATACTGACGGATCCAGTAGCCGACCGGCCGTCTCCACTTGTTGTATTCGATGCCGCCGACGACACGGTTTCCGCGGCTTTTCGGCGTGGTCACGTTTATATCCAGCTCGTCTACCTCGATTGCCTGTATTTGAAACGGAACCATGCCCTGTTTCGTGTATCGGAACAGGAACAGTAGGCCGCCATCGACTTTTTTGCGGTCAATGGCCATGCGCAGGAGCTGATTAAAGCTCTGCTCGCCGGTCACGTCGCAGTTTCTGGCCTTGCACCATTGGCGCCATGCCTTTTCCAGCTTTTCGTCCAGTTCGTCGTTGCCGGT